CTTTCGAAACAAATATTGGGACGGCAAGATTCGTCTGTTAAATACGAACACCAAACAGATCTATGTTGGTCTTGTTCCGTATATCAAAAAGTTTTGCAAGGATAGCAATTATGGTTTTGAATATCTCGACGAAGAAAAAGAAGTTCACCCAATTGACACAAAGAATCTCGCGACTGCTCTCTCCCTTCCATTGGAGCCAAGAGATTATCAGTTACTCGCGTCTAGCGTTGGACTTACGAAGAAGAGAACTGTACTCATTTCACCTACCGCGAGTGGAAAATCGCTAATCATCTACATGATGATTCGCCACTTGTTGAATAGTGGTAAGAAGCGCGGATTGTTGATTGTTCCTACGATCAACCTCGTCACTCAGATGCATTCTGACTTTAAGAACTACTCCAGCAACAATGGCTGGGATGTAGACAAGTATTGTCAAAAGATATTCGGTGGTGAAAGTAAAATTCCAGATACTGATTTGATTATCTCTACTTGGCAGAGTATCTACGACATGCCAAAGAAATACTTTACTCAGTTTGATTTCATTATTGGCGACGAAGCGCATACGTTTAAAGCCAAGTCATTGACAAGCATCATGACCAAACTTATCAACTGCGATGTGCGTATTGGTACAACTGGTACACTTGATGATAGTAAAGTAAACAAATTGGTTCTTGAGGGTCTATTTGGTCCAGTGTTTAAAGTAATCTCTACAAAAGAACTCATTGAACGCAAGCAGTTGGCTAATTTTAGCATCAAGTGTATTGTGTTAAAGTATCCAGAGATTGTATGTAAGGCAATTAAAGGCTTTACATATCCTGACGAGATGAATTTTTTGACTCAGCATGAAGGAAGAAATAACTTTATATGTGATCTTGCTATTAATCTCAAAGGCAATAGTTTAATTTTATTTACTTATGTCGAAAAACACGGTAAGATACTATATGAATCGATTAAAGAGAGATGTGGTAATCGCAAAGTATTCTTTATTCATGGTGGGGTTGAAGCAGAAGATCGCGAAGCAGTGAGACATATCACTGAACAGGAAAATGATGCGATCATTGTAGCGAGTTATGGCACATTCTCAACAGGTGTGAATATCCGTAACCTACATAATATAGTGTTCTCTTCTCCAACAAAGAGTAAGATTCGTTCTCTACAATCCATTGGTCGCGTGCTGCGTTTAGGTGAGAACAAAGATGCTGCCACGCTTTATGATATCGCTGATGATTTGCGTTATGGTCCTTATACAAATTTCACATTGAAGCACTATGAGGAACGAGTGAAAATCTATAGTGAAGAAAAATTTCCTTTCACAACCAATAATGTAAGGATAAATTAATGTCAGAAGATCCAGTAGTTTATAATAGAGGCGAACTTCGTTTTGTTCGCCTTAAAAATTTTCCAGATGATTTAATTGGGTATGTGACATATAAAGATGAGTGTTTAGTTATTGAGACGCCACTTAGAATTGAGATTGAAACTCTTTTTGAAGAAGGTAGGCAAATTCTTGCAATGCAAGAATACTTACCTCAATCAGTTATTGAACTGAGAGAAGTTGAGATTCCTATGTCTGATATACTATTTGCTGCTCCAGTTCGACCAGAATTTTATGAGCAGTATGAGTATGTAAGTGATTTCTTTTATAATAACACACATAACCTAAAGAACCCACAAAAGAAAAAATCTAAAAATAAAAAAGTTGAAGACGTCGAAGAGATGCAAGAAAACGTTGTATCAATTTTAGAAGCATTAGCAAAAAAAGACAAAGGACCAGTACACTAATTTATGGCAAAAAATCATTATATTAACAACAAGGATTTCCTCAAGGAAATGACTGCATATCGCACTGCCATTCGCAAGGCAAAGAGACTTGGTCAACCAAAGCCTCAGATCCCTCGCTATGTTGCTGAATGCTTTATGAAGATCGCTGAGAATCTTTCTCACAAGCCAAACTTTTTGTCATATACATTTCGCGATGAGATGGTTGCGGATGCAATTGAAAACTGCGTGATGTACGTTGACAATTTTGATCCTGCGAAATCAAGCAATCCATTTGCCTATTTCACTCAAATAGTATATTATGCATTCTTACGTCGCATTCAAAAAGAAAAGAAGCAGTTATATGTTAAGTATAAGTCTACTGAGACTGCAGGTATTCTTGATGAGTTTGAGTTGAATGAAAACGAAGATGGTACGTTCAGACAATTTGAATTGTATGAAAATATCTCTGAGTTTATTCAAAACTATGAGAACGCAAGAAAAGTTAAAAAGGCAAAGAAGGCTGGACTGGAGAAGTTTGTAGATGAAGATAGCAATCCTGGGTGATACCCATTTCGGAATGCGCGGCGACTCTATCGCATTTCATAATCATTATCGAGACTTCTATCTAAATACGTTTTTTCCGTATTTGGTGGACCATGGAATTAGGACCATATTTCAATTGGGTGACTTATTTGATCGTCGGAAGTATATCTCTTTTCAGTCTCTTGCTCTTTGCCGTCGTTACTTTTTTGATCAACTGGTAAAGCATGATATACATTGCCACACTTTGCTTGGCAATCACGATATCTTTTTCAAGAATACTCTCGAAGTCAATTCACCTGATCTACTTTTAAGAGATTACAAGGATCATGTAATTCTTTACGACAAGCCAGTTGCTTGGAGTGGGGTTGATATCATTCCTTGGATTTGTAAAGATAATGAATTAGAGATTGCTGACTTCATCAAACGCAGCGATAATCATCTATGCTTTGGTCACTTTGAACTTGCTGGCTTTGAGATGGATCGTGGCAATATCTGTCATGATGGAATGGATCCAAGCGTATTGAACAAGTATGATCTCGTTTTGTCTGGACACTTTCATCACAAGAGCAACAATGGCAGTATTGTCTATGTTGGTACTCCTGGCGAAATGACTTGGGCTGACTATAACGATGATCGCGGTTTTCATATTCTGGATACAGAAACTCGTGAATTGACATTCATCCCAAATCCTGAAAGGATGTTCTATAAGATTAAGTACAACGATGATGAAATGTATTACAATGATATTGTCAATGCTGATTACTCATACTTGAACGGAAAGTTTCTCAAGATTGTCGTAGAAAAGCGTAATAACTCTTTCTTGTTTGATACTCTAATTGATACAATTACAAAGGCTGCTCCGCTGGAAGTTGCAGTTGTTGAAGACTTCTCTGAGATCACTGACAATGTTGAAGTCGATATTGACCAAGCAGAAGATACAATGACAATCTTAAATAAGTATGTTGATGGCTTGACATTGCCAGTAGAATCAGATAAAATAAAGACAGTTCTGCGCGATGTTTACAATCAAGCATTGTCCATGGAGACCGTGTGATATTCTTTTCTAAAGTTCGATACAAGAACTTTCTTTCCACTGGAAATATATTCACTGAGATTGATCTTGGTGAGCATGCAACCACGCTTATAATTGGCGAAAATGGTGCAGGTAAATCTACATTCTTGGATGCCATTACATTTGCATTGTTTGGTAAACCATTTCGCAACATCAACAAGCCGCAACTTGTAAACTCAATCAACGAAAAAGATTGCGTTGTTGAGATTGAGTTTAAAATTGGAAAGACCAATTACAAAGTTGTTCGTGGTATTAAGCCAAATACATTTGAAATCTACGTGAATGGCGATCTGCTCAATCAAGATGCCAAAGCAAAAGATTATCAAGACTATCTTGAGAAAGTAATTCTCAAGATGAACTACAAGTCATTCACGCAAATCGTTATTCTTGGATCAACAAACTTTACTCCATTCATGCAGTTGTCAGCGGCGGACCGTAGAACTGTCATTGAAGATCTGCTCGATATTCAGATCTTTTCTTCAATGAATGTAATCGTAAAGAATAAACTGCATGGATTAAAAGACGAAGCAGCACAACTCAAGATTCAAATTGATAATACCAAAGACAAAATTGAACTTCACAAGAAACATCTAGATGAACTCAAGAAGAATACAAAAGAAATTGTCGATGCAAAGAAAAAAGAGTTTGAAGAAAATAGCACAACACTGAAAAACCTTGCTGTAGAGTTAACAGAAAAAGAAACTCAGATAGAAACAATAGTTTCTAGTATCTCAGACGAAGAAACAAGCACAAAGAAGTTTAATAAACTCAATCAACTTGAAGCCAAGATCGAAGGGAATATTCAGAAACTCGAGAAAGACATCGAGTTTTATTCTGTAAATTCGACTTGTCCAACCTGCGATCAGGCTATCAATAATAAAGAAGAAAAAGTCCACACTTGTAATAGTAAAATTTCAGAACTCACAGATGGTCTAACTAAACTCAAAGAAGAAAGCGATGCCGTTCTACAGCGAATCAATACCATCAAAGCAACACAAAAAGAACTCAAGGCTCTGGAACAAGATCTTGTTCGTATTACGACGCACCGTAAACAAGTTCGTTCATATATTGCGAAACTTCAAGAAGAAATTGATGTAATTGAAAGCAAACCAGCCATGAGCGATGAGTTTAAGGCGCAATCAAAACAATTACTCAACGCATTACAAGCATTCAACGATAAAAGAAAAGAAGTATCTGAACAAACACAAAACTACGATATTGTCGCGCAGTTGCTTAAAGATGGCGGGATTAAGTCGAAAATCATTAAGCAGTACGTTCCAGTCATA